TGAAGCTATGCATGTTGTATCAGGAGGACGTGTTGTAGTTGCACGTAAAGTTAATCAAGCTGCTATTGATGCAATAGGTACGTTATCAGCAGGGGATATAAATCATACTGCTTATTATTTTGGTACAGGTACTACTTGGACACACATAGCTACTACTGCAGACACAGGTGGCGGCAAAGCTAAGAAAGCTATGTTTAACTTTTCTGGTGATGATCAGGTTGTATTTGTTGATGGACAGGATTATCCAGGCATATATAACACAAATGGCAATAGTATGTCATTTCTTACTGCATCTAGTCCTAACATAAATACAGACGTTCAAGGTGCAGAATTAGTTGTTGTATTTAAAGAAACAACTTTTTACGCAAAGGGTAGCCAGATATATTTTACAGCACCCAACTCAGTGGATAACTTTTCTACAGGCGCTGGTGCTGGTAGCTTGTTTGTTGGTAACGATGTGACTGGTCTGGTTGTGTTCCGTGATCAGCTAATTATATTTACCAATGATAGTATAAAGAGATTAACAGGTAGTACATCTTCTGATTTTCAGATAACACCAATTACAAATAAGATCGGTTGTATAAACGCAGACACCATACAAGAATTTGGTGGTGACATTATGTACTTGTCCCCTGATGGTATTAGGTTATTGAGTGCTACAGATCGTATAGGTGACTTTGGCTTAGATGTTGCATCTGATAAAATAAATAAAGATTCAGATGATTTTCTAAGATCTACTCCTATCTACTCTTCTCTTATACTTAGAGAAAAGGGTCAGTACAGAATATTTGCATACGTAGAATCTATAGATGATGAAGTTGCACAGGGTTTAGTAGCTACAAAGTTTCAGGCTCAAGGTGCAGGTGGTATTGAGTGGTCCTCTACAAAAGGAATCAAAGCTTATATAGCAGATAGTATTTATGCTGGAACAGCCGAAGCTATTATGTTTGCCAATGAAGATGGTTATGTTTATGAGCTAGAGAAAACTAATGCATTTGATGGTGATAACATAGAGACTATACTAGAGACACCATATATGCCAATTACAGATTCAGAGAAAAGGAAGACAGCATACAAGTTAAGTTTATATGCAGATCCTACAGGCCAAATGAGTTTAAAGTTTAGGTTACTATTTAACCTCGACTCAGGTGACGATACTAGGATACTACAACCAAATGAAATTGAAATAGGATCTCTGTCTGGAGGTGGTGGTATTTTTGTATATGGAGCAGCTACCTCCTTGTATGGCGGTACAGGTACAAATGCTGCTAAGTTTGGCAGTAAGGTAAAGAGAATATACAATGAGAACTTAATAGGTTCGTTTCACACAGTTGCTATGAGAATAACAAGTAACGATACAAATCCACCATTTACATTAGACACAGCAGTATTACAATACAGAGAAAATGATAGGCAATAATTATGGCAGGTTATACAAGACAAGCAACAGCTAATATAGTTACAGGTGCAGTTATAGATGCTGCAGACTTTAACTCAGAATACAATGCTATTGAGGCAGCGTTCAACGGTACTACTGGACACAGTCATGATGGTACAGCAGGTAACGGACCACCCATAGAAAGCATGGGACCAGCCAATGACCTTGTAGTTACCTCTAGTGTTGTACGTCCTAAGACAGATGACACCTATGACTTTGGTACATCTACGATTGAGTGGAAGGATGGCTTCTTTGATGGAACACTAAGAACAGATATACTTACTGTTGATGAGACTTCTACCTTTACAGGCAATGTAACAGCTTCTGCAGATCTAGATGTTGCTGGCAATCTTAGTGTTACAGGAAACGCTGTTATCAATGGTAACCTAACATTCGGTGATGCTTCTACTGACAGTGTTTCTTTTGGGGCAGATATACACAGTAATATAGTACCAGATCAATCTAATCTATATGATTTAGGTGCTAATAGCAAGCAATGGAAAGATTTATACATTGATGGTATAGCGAACATAGATAGCTTAGTAGCAGATACAGCAGACATTAATGGGGGTACTATTGATGGTGTAACTATAGGCGCTACTGTTGCCGCTGCTGGTAGCTTCACAACTTTAAGTTCTAGTGCTGGTATAACTGGTGATGTTACTGGGAATTTAACTGGTGATGTCACAGGTAATGTTACAGGTAATGTTACTGGAGACTTAACTGGTGATGTCACAGGAAATGTCACAGGCGATACTGCAGGTACACATACTGGCCCTGTAACAGGTGCGGTAACAGGAAACGTAACAGGTAATTTAAGTGGTAATGTCACAGGCAATGTCACAGGAACTGTATCTAGTTTATCTAATCATGACACAGGAGACTTATCAGAAGGGACTAATCTATACTTTACCAATGCTAGAGCGCAAGCAGCTATCTCTGCAGGTGAGGGTATAGATATAAGTGCTGGTTCAATCTCTGGAGAGGATGCTACCACAACAAATAAAGGTATTGCCTCCTTTAACACTACAGATTTTACTGTATCAGGAGGTGCTGTATCTTTAAAAGACGAAGGTGTGCAAGATATTATAGGAGCAATGGTATCTGGTAATACAGAAACTAACATATCTGTAACATATAATGATGCTACTAACAAGTTAGACTTTGCTTCAACAGATACTGATACAACTTACACAGCTAGTACTGGATTATCTTTAAACGGTACAGCATTTAGTGTAGCAGGTGATCAAAGACTATCTGCTGCTACAGATGTATATGTTGGAAATAATGATGAGCATATACATTTCAATGATGGTAGCTCACGTATGTCTTTTAATGTAGGTGGTAACGAGGATATGAGACTAGACAACAGTGGGAATCTTTCTGTAAATGGAAATGTCACTGCATACTCAACAACCGTACCTTCTGATAAAAGATTAAAGAGTAATATACAAAAAATAGATAATGCATTAGATAAAGTAGATAAAATTAATGGGTATACATTTAAATACAATAACAGAGATGGCAGAGAAGTTGCAGGTGTAATTGCACAGGAAGTAGAAAAAGTATTACCGACTGCTGTAGAGAGTAAGTCATTAGCGTTTCATACAGGCGAACAGGGAGTAGAATACAAAACAGTAAATTATGATCAGCTTCATGGCCTACTTATAGAAGCAATAAAAGAACTTAAAGCAGAAATAGAACAGTGTAAATGTAAAAAGTGTGAGTGTGAGTAGTGACTCTCCAGAGTAGTGGTCAAATAAGTCTAAATGATATACATGTTGAGGGTGGTGGCAGTACAGGTACTTTAGCATCTATAAATGAATCTCAAATAAGAGACTTAATATTTAAAGGATCTGGTTCACAGATGTCTTTCTCTGAGTGGTATGGTGCAAGTAAAGCTAATGGACTATTTGCACTACAAGAAATTAGAGTATCAGACTATATAAGTGGTGGTGGTACTTTTACTATACCTTCAGGAGGATGGCTTTGGTCTGATGACACTACTACTGCTGCACTAACAATAAACATACCTTGTACTGTTGTAAACAATGGCTACATTATAGGTAAAGGGGGAGCAGGTTCTTCTGGTTCCCCTGCTAGTGGTTTCAATGGTGGTCCTGCTATATCTGTAACCTCTACTGGTGTAACTATTACTAATAGTTCTGGTGCATACATTGCAGGAGGAGGGGGTGGTGGCGCTGCTGCAATAGAAATTTCTACTGGTAATATATCTGGAGGAGGTGGCGGTGCAGGTGGTGGTACAGGTGGATCAGGAGAATTTGGAGCAGGTCAACCTGGTGGTGGTATAGATCAAAATGGTACTGGATCAGGAGCAACTAACGCTGGGGCAGGAGGAGCAGGGGGAGGTTCTGGTGGAGGAAGAAAGCTACCAGGAAGCGGAGGTCAATATGTGTCTCCCTTTGCTAGTCCAACACCAAACATAGGCTTTGGAGGGAGTGCAGGAAATGCTGGTGGTGCAGGAGGAGTTTCTTCCTCTACATCAAGTGGTAGTACAGTTAACTTTAATACTGGAGGAGCAGGTGGTGGATGGGGTGCTTCAGGTGGAAGTGTGCCTTCTGGAAATGGATTATCAGCAGCTACAGCAGGATCTGGCGGAGCAGCTATAACAGGAACATCAATAACACTAAATAATAATGGTACAATTTACGGATCAACATAATGGGCATCATAGTAGGCACTACTCAACATTTAAACACAACTGGTCAGCTTCAGAATATATCAAGTCTTGACAGTACTACAGCTACAACAATAAGTGATTCTGTTACCGCTAGTGGTGGCGGTGGTGATAGCTTGTACGCTATGGGATATGCTCAAGGTGGTGCATCAAGTACATCAACACTTTATAGATTTAGTACTGCAATATCCTTACCTGCAGGACATACAGTAACTGGTTGGTCATCTGACGGAACTAACATGGCAGTAAGTTGGAGAGATAACTATCAAGGTTCAACTACTATCTTAGGAACAGGCTCTTATACAAATAGTGGGGGTAGTGCTATAAACGTTTACGCTTGGTGTAATACGTCAGGCAGTTCTGCAAGAAGCGTAACCTATATGATATTTGGATAAAGTAAATGCTTACACCAGAAGAGCTAGAAGATATACTAGATCGTGCAGCCCAACGTGGGGCTAAAGCAGCATTGCGTGAGGTAGGACTACATGATGATGATGCTCGTAAAGATATAACTGAGATGCGTAACTTACTAGAAGCATGGCGTGATACACGTAAAGGTGTGTGGTCAACTATGGTTAAGATGTCAACAGTAGCAGTAATAACATTCATTGCCGCATCATTGTGGATGCAAATAGGGAAATAAAATATGGCTAATAAATTTGCAGGGTTTAAACCTGATACACTAACAAAGAAGATACTACCAGCTTTAGGTTATGATGGACCTACTGATGAAAAGTCTATCAATAAGTTCTTAGCTGCAAGCCCTGCTGCTGCTGCAAAGATGGGTAAGTATACTATGGCAGCTATGCAGATGGTGGAAGGTAAGCCTGTTCATGGAGCTTTTTTAGGTGCGTTGTTTGGTGGTCCTGCTTTTGGTACACAGGAATATAAAGACCTGACAGCAAAGACACATGAGGCTGCTGTAGCAAGGAATAATAGTGGTGGAAATCAGTTTGGTACTTCTGCTTCTGATCCTTTACATACAATACCTGTAGCAGATAGAGGTAAAGCAGCAGCAGAAAGATTAGGTCAAGATATATTTGGTAGACCTGCAGACAATAGTAATAGCCAACAAGTAAATGCCATGAATGCACAAAAGGCATCTATGACCCAGGGTACTACTCAAACTACTACTGACAACACAGACGGCCCACAAAATGAATTTACTAGTCTTACAGCAGATACTGCAAAACCTAACGTGTTAACAGGTAGTCAGGCTACATCTCAAATACAAACAGACCCTACTAAGCCAGTAACAACAGCTAATGTACAGGCTAATCAAGGAGATAGTACAGGCATAGCTGAAGGTACAGGTCAACTTGGTGCGGTACAACAAGCACAACAAACGGTAGCTGACTCAGGGCAGCAAGTAGACATGCCTGATTCTTTACAGGCTCAGACTATGGATGCTTCACAATCTGCTGCGTCAGTAGGAGATGCTGCTAGACAAGCTCAAGCTGCACAGGGTAACGTTAGTCAACAAGCATTAATAGATCCTGCACAACAAGATCCTATGCAAGCATCTGCTTTAAATCTTGATGCTGCTCAACTAGGACAGGCACAGACGGTAGACGCTCCTGCTGATCTACAGGTAACACCAGAACAAATGATAGATGGTAGTGCAGTAGACCAAAAGCAAGTAGAAGAAACTCTAGCCCTATCTAAAGCAGCTTCTGTACAGGATGAACTTGGTGATCTTATGCAGGACTTTGAAGGTGGGGACACACCTCCTTGGGCTGCAGGAGCTATGAGAGCAGCTAACGCAGCAATGGCTGCACGTGGATTGTCATCATCAAGTATGGCAGGTATGGCTGTAGTACAGGCTGCTATGGAGTCAGCACTCCCTATAGCGCAAATGGACGCAGCTAACAAGCAGCAAATGGCTATGGCTAAAGCAGAACAACGTGCTAAGTTTATGGGGCAGGAGTTTGATCAGAACTTTCAAACTAAAGTAAAGAATGCTGCACGTATATCTGAGATAGCTAACATTAACTTTAGTGCAGATCAACAGGTAGCGTTAGAGAATGCACGTATGGCACAGTCTGTTGACCTAGCTAACCTAAATAACAGACAAGCTAAAGTTATGTCTGATGCAGCCACACTATCACAAATGGACATGGCTAATCTAAACAACAGACAGCAAGCACAAGTACAGAATGCTAAAACCTTTTTACAAATGGACATGGCAAACTTAGACAATGAACAGATGAATGCTATGTTTCAGTCACAGTCAATAGTAAACTCTTTGTTCACAGATACTGCAGCTAACAATGCATCTAAACAATTCAATGCTACATCACAGATGCAGACTGATCAGTACTTCGCTAACTTGGCTAACACTGCGTCACAGTTTAACACAGAACAAATGAATGGTATGGCACGTTTCAATGCAGGGGAAGCTAATGCATTAGGACAATACAATACAGGACTACAGAATGCACGTGATCAGTTTAATGCAAACAATCATTTAGTCATAGCACAGGCTAATGCACAATGGGCGCAGTCAATAACTACTGCAGATAATGCAGCCAACAATCAAGCTAATCGTGATGCAGCTATGGCTTCTAATAACTTGACAAGAGCAGCATATGATGCTGTAATACAACAGGAAAGAGACATCATGGGTTGGGCTTGGCGTTCTGCAGAAAGTGCAGCAGATAGAGATAACGCAGTAGCCACAGCTAAAATTAGTGCAGACGGAAAGGGTGCTGATGCATTTGAATCTGGTCTTGGTTCCTTTGTTGGTAAACTTACTGATCGTGCAATGGACTCAATATTCTCTTAATATAGGTATAACAATGGCAACATATGATCCTCGACAAACATTTAAAGCTCAACAAGAAGCATTCGGTAGAGCTAGTGGTGTAACACAACAGCAAGAAGCTAAGAAAGCTAAGAAAGCTAAGACTTCTTTTGCCAGTGGTAGTACTTATGATGACGTTCCTCAAGTAATTACTAAAGGTTTAGGCTCACGTTCTGATAAGCCTAAAGAAGAAAAGAGTCTTGATAGAAAGATCTATGAATACTTTATGGATGCTGGTGCTAAAGTAGATGAACCAGAACAGAACGTATTTGCTTTACCTGTGTATGAAAGATCTATGTTTAAGATACCTGCTGTAACTGAGGTAACAACTCAAGGTATCAAAGATCCGTTTGATCAATTTAGTGCAGACACATATCAGTTTGGTGGCTATGATGATACAAGAGAAGCTGCCCCACAGGTTACTCAAACACAAGACCCTGACATGCAAGATCCTCGTAAAGGTTTGATGGCTCCCCCTACAATGGATCAGCCTACTACACCAGATGTACTAACAGGTATACCTAGAGGATTAGCTCTTGGCAATGCTACACCTTCAAAATCTTACTTGATAAAAGATGGTGATACTCTGTCTCAGATTGCTAAAGATAATAACACAACTGTTAAAGCTATACTGGATCTCAATAGTGAAATAGAAGATAAAAATGTTATAGATGCTGGCGCTAGAATAGAGATACCACTCAAGAAAGCTAAAACATATAAAGATGTAGATGACGATAAGTATGCTTCATCTGGTGGAATAATGTCTGATGCTATTGATCCTGATGCAGAGTTTTATAATAGTTTTAGACAAGGCGTTATGACAAAGGAAGAGTTTGATAAAGCGTTGGTTGATAGAATAGTTGAGTTAGAGGGTTTTATACCTGAAGCGGAGATAAGATTTAAAACAGATAGACATCCAACTATAGGTTATGGACAATCAGACAGCACTGTTAAGTTAGGAAAAAAGACAACACAGAAAGAATCAGAAAAACATTTAAAAGAAAAACTTATTCCTGAAAAGGTAGAAACAGCGAAAAGACTTTTTACAAACTTTGACGAGCTTAGTAATGAACTTAAAATAGAATTAGTTCAGGGTGTTTTTAGAGGAGACTTTGAAGTAGGTCACAGAAGTGTAAGATTAATAAATGAAGAAAGATGGGATGAAGCTGCTCTAGAGTTTTTAGACCATGATGAATATGAAGAAGCAAAAAGACTAGGTAAGAAATCAGATCGTAGAGGAATAGTAGATAGGTTGGAGGACATATCAAAAGCAATTAAAAAGGAACAGTATAAGTAATGTTTGGACTCCCACTAGAACTAATAACAATGCTTGGCTCCACCGTACTAGGTGGGGTGATGTCCATATGGGGACAGAGCATGAAGATGAAACAAGAGCAGAACAAGATGCTCATGGAACGTGCCAACGCTAATGCAAGCTTTGTAGCTGATGCACGTAACGCTGGAAAGAACGATAAACATTTCGCATGGACAAGAAGACTTATTGCATTATCTGCAGTCTTTGCTATAATAGTGTTGCCGAAGTTGGTTGCTGTGTTCTACCCAGAAGTAGGTGTGTACGTAGGCTACACTGAGGTACAGGTAGGCTTCTTAGACTTTATCTTTGGATCAGGTCCAGAGTTAGTTAAGTGGCAGTACGCACAAGGGTTTGTAATAACACCACTAGACACGCACATAGTATCTGCTATAGTAGGCTTATACTTTGGTGCAGGATTCACTAAGTAGGAAAATAATATGGCTATATCACCTTTCGATAGACCTGTCCCAGGTCAGTCTTTAACAGACGAACCAAGGAATAACCCTTGGGAAAATCCTTCACAGATGTCAGATCTAGAAGAGGTAACAAAGTATTACATTAATAGATTAG